GATAAAAGATACTAATAATACGGCATTGCCTAACGAGTATTTTTCACATACCCAAAATACCAGGTTTGAAGATAACGCAGCTAAGAAAGTTTTAGGACAAGACCAAGTCTTTGGAACACCCACTGTAGCACCCTATTTTGCCTTAAACTGGACAACAGGAGCTAATAGCTATTGGTTCTACGCAGGGGCAGCTAAAATTTATAGATACAATGGTTCAGCACATGGAGATTTTACTAGAGCATCAGGTGGAGATTATTCAACTAATCTGACAGCTTCAGGAAATTGGACTGGTTCTGTTTTTAATGGTTTAGCTATTTTAAACAATGGAGTAGATGATCCTCAGTGTTTAGCTACAACAGGTGCTAGTGCTTTTACAGACTTAACTAATTGGCCAGCAAGTACGACTTGTAAAGTAATAAGACCTTTTGGTAATTACTTAATAGCTTTAAATATGACTGAATCTTCTGTTAACTATCCTAACAAAGTTAGATGGGGAGATGCAGCAGAAAATCTTACCTTACCTAGTTCTTGGACAGCAGCTAGTACAAACGATGCAGGTTCAGCAACAGTAGGCGATGCAGGTGAATTTATTGTAGATGGCTTTTCATTAAAACAATCTTTTATAATATATAAAGAAAATAGTACTTATATAATGACTTTTACTGGTGGTAACTTAGTATTTGATATTAAGAAACTATTTGATGACTCAGGAGCTTTATCAAGAAACTGTGTAGCAGAATTTAATGGTAAACATTTTGTTGTAACTAATGGTGACTTAATTGTCCATAACGGAGTATCTAAAGAATCTGTTGCAAGTACAGTAGTTAAAAGAACTTTATTTGAAGAAATTGATAGCACTAATTACGCTAATATATTTGTAACTCATAATACACAAAAGAATGAAATATGGGTATCTTATCCAACAATAGGTTCAACTTATTGTAACAAAGCATTAATCTGGAATTATAAACTTAACGCTTTTAGTTTTAGAGATTTGCCTGATATTTTGCACATAGCGTTAGGAATAGTAAATCCTGGGACATCAGCAGTAGTTTGGTCAGGACAATCTCAAAGTTGGATAGCCTACAGCACAACAGAGAATTGGGGTCAAAGAAATTATAACCCAACAGAAACTAGTATTTTAATGTCGAGCCCTGGAGACACTAAACTCTATAGAGGAGATCATGGATTTGATTTTGCTGGTTCTAATTATACAATGATCTTAGAAAGAAAAGGATTAACCCTTGATGGCAACACTAATACTGTTAAACAAGTAAGAAAGATTACCCCAAGATTTTCTAGCACAGGAACTGCTGAAGTATTTGTAGGAAGTTCTATGACCCCTGATGGTACATACACTTACAAAACACAGCAAACCATAAACCCTGACACACAAAACAAGGTAGATGCTAGAGCCACAGGCAAATACATAGCTATTAAGTTTCAAAACACAACAGCTACAACTTTTGAATTAAACGGATATGATATAGAATATGAGGTAATAGGAGAAAGATAATGGCACAAGCCCCTAAATATACCCCTAATCCAGTACCTGATAATCCTGAAGATTTACCCCAATATTTATTACAAGAGTTTCAAAGAATACAAGGAGCTTTAGAAGAAAATCCTACTTCTTTTATAGAGGTTAAAAATGTAGCCCCAGCTAGAATTAAACAAGGTGATATCGTTTACGGAGATGGTACTAACTTTAATCCAGGAAGTGGAGAAGGAATTTACTTTAGAAACGCAGCAGGGAGTTGGGTGAAATTATGAACTTACATATATCAGGAATACCATCAGAAAGAATTAATGAGGTTTGGGAAGAATGTGAACCTTATATTAAAATGGGCAATGGTAAGAGTAGAGATGAAATGTCTGTTACAGATATTTACGAAAGATTATCGGAAGCTCGTATGCAGTTATGGCTAATATTTAATGATAACAAAGAAATTGTATCTGTATTAACAACAGAAATTATAGAATACCCACAAAAAACCATGTGCAGAATTGTAACGCTAGGTGGGAAAGATTTAGATATATGGGTAGAAGATTGGTTAGAAACCATAGAAGCATGGGCATTAGAAAATGATTGCGTAGCAATGGAAACAGTTTGTCGCAAAGGATTTATAAAGAAACTAGAGAGATTTGGATATGAAAACGCATACACAGTTCTCGTTAAAGAACTCACAACAATACATTAGAGGTACATTATGAGCAAAGGAAGTGGGTCACAAGCCCAAACACAAAAACAAGAACCATGGGAAGGACAATCTCCTTATTTAAGAGATATATATTCTCAAGCACAGGCTTTAAGCCCACAACAGTTCTACACAGGACAAACTTATGCTGATCCTAGTGATTTAACTTTTCAAGCAGAACAACTTGCACAACAATCAGCTTTAGGGCCACAGACTACTATAGCTGGTTCTATAGTTCCTTCTATACAAGAACAGTTAATGAGCCCAGCACAAAGATTTAATGATCCTCTATTACAAGAATCTTTAAGAGCAGGGTTAAGACCAATGGAAGAAAGTACTTCAAGATTACTTCAACAAGCTAGGAGAGATGCTACAGGAGCAGGACAGCTTGGTGGAACACGACAAGGCATACTAGAGTCTGAAGTATTAAAAGATTTATTAACTAAACAATCAGATGTTGCATCTAGATTATATGGTGATGTATATGGAGATACTTTAAGTGCACAAGGTAGAGCATTAGCTTTTGCACCACAAGCTATGTCTAGTTTAATGCAACCATCAACTAGTTTATCTAATTTAGCTGCTCAACAAACAGCAAGAGCACAACAACCTATTACAGAAGCTATGCGAAGATTTGAATTTGAACAAGCAGCACCAGGTCTAGCATTAGATAGATATGCTAATATTGCAGGAGGAACTGTATTACCAGGAACTTCAGCTACTACAATGTCAGGTGGGCAAACAGGTGGTTTGGCAGGTGCATTAGGTGGTGTAGGTTTAGCTAGTTCTTTAGGAGTTGGAGCAGGTTCTACACTTGCAGGAGCAGCACCAGGTTTATTTGGTGGAGCTGTAGGTGCATTAGGCCCTCAAGTTCCAGGAGCTTTATCTGGACTAGGATTAGGAGCAGTTAATCCTTGGATACTTGGAGCAGGTTTACTAGGGAGTATATTCTAATGGCAACTTTAACAGAATTGCAAAAACAAGCATTAGAAAGAAGAAGAATTGCAGAAATACAATCTAAAAATTTACCTATTGTAGGACAATTAGATGCAGAAGGTGATAGAATAGGTTTATTATCAGCTATGTTTGGTACTAGACCTGCAATAAATCAAGGTATTGTAGACCCAAATGTTTCAGTTAATGACCCTGCTTTATTTAATATTTATCCACAAATTAGAGGAAGTCAAAGTATTGGGAAAAGTGGTTTAATATCTGATGCTAACACAGGATCATCAATGCCTGTAATGCAACCAGCTATGCAAACAAATACACCAACCCCAACGCAACAACCTTCAAATATATTTGGAGATGTTTTAGGTACTGTGTTTCCAGGAATAGACCAAAGTAATAAGCAGTTAATTAATGCAGCTATATTACAGGGTAGCCTAGAATTATTAAAACCTAGACAACCTAGTGAAGGTTTAGCAGGTCAATTTGGTAGAGCAATAACTGCAGGACAAAAAGTAGGCACAGATTTACAAAAACAAGAACTAGAAAATCTTGTTGCTGGAGTTGGTTTACAAAAAACTGCTGCTGAAATAAATAAGTTACAACAAGAAGCTAAAGAAGGTAAACAGGTAAATGTTACGAAATCAAAAATAAAAGCATTTGAAAATATAATAGACCCATTATATGACTCTAATCCTTCTTTTGCAGCAGATATAGAACTTTTAAAACAAAGAAGTGATGATATAGGAGATTTAAATCCTAAAACTAGATCAGCATTACAATTAGAAGCTATGGCTATTGGTGGCAACCCATCAGAAGCAATACAACAAGCTGTTAAAAATTATCTTAGTGGAAGTTTAGTTAGCAATCAAAATCAAACATCTACCCAAACTGGAGTAGATCCATACGCACAAGCAGGTAAATAATGGCAGAAGTTAAAACTTTTACTTTAGATGATATACGAAGTTCTCCAAGACTTCGTGAGCTTGGAGTATTGCCTGGAGATGGAATATTAGATAACAAAATACAAAGAAAATTCTCTAGCGAAGAAGATAGAGTTGACTTGGGTAAAAAATTATCCGAACAAGATATTTTGTCTTCTGCAAGATTACAAGAACTTGAAGCAAATCCTGGAGATAGAATAGTAAATAATAAATTAATTAGCACAGAAACTGATAGCACCTTTACTCAATTTATGTATGGCTATGATAAAGAAAATAACTTTGTTGGCTATGTAAGTGATGTGCTTGAAAGAAATATACCTTTAG